ATTAACTATCGCTGTTTTTATCTAATTCTAAATTAACTATCGCTGTTTTTATCTAATTCTAAATTAACTATCGCTGTTTTTATCTAATTCTTTTCTTTTTTCTTGAAGATTGCGTTTTTCTGAAACAACTTTCTCCACTTCTTCTGTCTCTAATCCATATACTTCTTTGATATCCCACAAAGATTTTTCTATTCCATCAACCGTTATTCTTTTGTGCGGTTTGATTTCATTTGTTTTCTTCTTTTTAAAAATCTCAAACATTCATTGTCCTCCTTAAATGGCAGTGAGGGTGGGATTCGAACCCACGGTAGCTATTAACCACACTCGCTTTCCAGGCGAGCACCTTCGTCCACTCGGTCACCCCACTATCATAATAAGTAGTTATAAATGGTGGAGATGGGCGGTACTGCCCCGCCGTCCGCAACACTTTCAACACAAAGTCATTCACAAGCATAGTCAATTTACTATCACAAATTAACAAAGATAGATGATTTTAAGATGTTGCTTACCATCCTACTGCAACAAATGTTTTGATTTTTACAACTTATCTGTTGTGTTGATTAGATTGGATAGAAGGTTCTAATCGACCTCCCTACTAAGCTGCTAAGCGCTGTTCGAAGTGGTTGTTGTTGTTTGCAACTAGTGTTTTTGAACTGTTAAGGTCGTATCTAACCTGCTTGCACTCAATATCTTCTGAGCCACGTCGAAACTATTTCATCCCCGTGTTTTTTTGACGATAATACCCACTGGGGTATGATTGGCATCGTCTAACCAAATATTTATTTCTTTACCTTTCTTACTCTTTTCACAATATGTATAATTTATTTTCTTTTTGGCAGCCTTCAGTGCTGCGTCTTCTGATGAATGTTTACTAATCAGGTTACCCTGAATGTATTTACCGTCGTATTGAAAAACTTTCCACATTATTGCAGACCATCAATTAATTCTCTGACATGTGCGTCACTGAATCCAGCGTGACCGCCGGCAATCTTGCCATCACGATCAATGTAAATATAAGTGGGAAACCCACCGATAACATATCCGTCAACCCCAACTCCAGTCGGGTCAAAAACTAAATCGCGACTGGCGTACAATACTGGTGCTGTAGTAATGTTGTGACTAACCACCCAATCAAGCATTTCATCTTCTGTTGGGGATAATCCTTGGGTGTAGCCTTCTACCAATAAAGTAGCAAACACTAAATCATCTCCATAATCATCTTGAATGTCTTGTACGTACATACCTGCATTCTGACATGGCGGGCACCAACTAGTGGAAAAATCCAAAACTACAACTTTATTTTTGTTGTCGTATAACTGCCATGGTTCCTTGTTCTGGTCGTAGAGCACTACGTTACAGGCATAGTCACCAACTTGCGTCTGAGAGCAATCTGGAGCAGATATAACACCAAATTCAGTTGGTGCTGGAGCAATATTAGCTTGAGTGTCATGGGTTCCAGTTGTGTTTAGATCTGCTGGACCACATGAGAGTAAAGTAATTAAGATACTAATCATTTTTTATTTCCTTGAAGTAATCATTTGTTTTGTATTCTCTTATATGTCTCATGTACTCAACATAACTGAGTCCTAGAAATCTAGCTGCATCTTTTTTAGACTTAGCTACTGATAAAGAAAACTTTAATATACCATCCCTGACAATGTAAGATGTTCTTCTCCATATGTCAAGACCATATAGTCTATTATTAACATGCTTAGATGATAATTCTAATTTTACTGCTATGAGATCTTCTAATGTTAGATTATTAATACAGACTAATAATGAATCATTAAGTTTATTAAGATCTTTTAGTTTAGTTATAGTAGATATACCAGATAATGTATTTGGTTTATTCATTAATAAGAGTGATTAGTGATTAGTGATTATCAGGGGGCTTGTCACAAACAAAGTGTAACGTTAAATTTAAAAGCTGTCAAGTATAAAACTGAAAAAAATTATAAATCTAGCTCTAAATCGTCTGCGCCGGCTTCCACATCTTGTGTTTGGGATTCTTGATCGCCCTTAGCCATATCATATGCTTTGTTTGAGGGCTCTGCCACTTCGGGATCCAACTCTTCTTCAAATTTGTTAAAGTATAACTTTAAGTTTGCGATGATGTAATCATAAAATAACTCTTGATCTTCAGGATCTGAAAGCAATTCATAGGCATCAACAATGTTGGTTTCTATTTTTTTGTACGATTGGTACGCCATGTTACGCCCCGTCTCGTCACCTTCGACATCTTTTCCGAACGCATCCATAGGATTTTCTTCCGCTTCATCATCATCGTCCGATTTCTCGGCATCTGAGCGAATATCGATAAACTTATCATCATCAGTAGTACCACCAACATTTATACGTATGTCCTCCTCTATATCATATTCTAATTCATCTAGCCCCAAAGGCTCTTCATCGCTAGCGTGAGTGTTAATCTTAGCAGGTGTAAGGGTGTTAACCACAGCATTGATGACATGAGATCTATATGAATCTCTTTGATCTTTGTTAGTTGTTAGAGTTTTGTAATCTTCCTCTAAGATAGGAACAATTTTCTTAAGCAATTGTTCTAAAACGTTAATTCCTGTAGACTTGTTAGGTGTTGGAGATACGTCCGCACCTTTTTCATTAATAACATTAAGCTCGTGATTCATGAATCCACGAATTACTTCACGTAACTTTTCTTCTTGTTCTTTTACAATACCTTGACGTTTCTGCTTGACAGAACGTATCGCAAGTCTTATACTTTCTCTAAGGGTTTTTTCTTCATTAGCGTTCATTATATAATGCCTCTCTCCATAATTAGTTTCATAACTTCGTCAATCAAACTTAAATCCATATATTTGTTTGCTTTCTTGGCTTCCTTTTTATCTTCAGGGTCGTCATCCGACCCATATCGCAAAGGGGCGCCATATCCGCCCATACCGGCTGTTGATATCTCTGACATGGATTCTAATCCAAGGATATCTAATATGCTGTTAACGTTTTCTGCGCCAACAAAATCTTCCAACATTTTACGAGCTACATCGCTCTTAGCGGCTTCTACTAATACAAATCTAAGATCGCTAGCGTGGAATTGCTCGGATGGTTTGCCAGCCTTAACACTTGGCATATTATTGTATAAATCAGAGCCTTTTTCTTTCTCAGCCATTAATAGCTTCATATATTCTGGCGAGTGTTCCGATGGTTCGATCGCCGTGCCTTCAGGTGACAAAAGTTTAACACCTTGTTTAATATATTGTTCTGCGCCGGCCCACCTTTTCCAGTCGCAATCTTTAGAACTACAACCAAGAAAAACGCTATCACCTACGTTCATAGGCCCTTCGTCACCAACATATTCATATGCAGCATTAATTGGAGAAGCGTGATTTTTTGAGATACTTACTTCTACATTTGGTAAATCTCTAATTAACGTATTCCAAATGTTAAGAGAATCTTCAGCAGTAATCTCTCGTCCGTTCGGTAAAGTTCTTCCTTGTTTAGTGGGCTTTGATATAATTACTATAACTTCATCAGCAGCGGCAGCATACTTTCGCACCATGTCAACGTGACCCTTATGCGGGGGTTTAAAGGCGCCAGGAACGACGGCTATTGTTTTAGGGTAATCTTGGTCGACTACAGGATCATCTGTTTCATCATCAATATCAAATTCATCCTCTAACTCGTTGATATCGCCAGTAAATTTAGCGCCCTTATCAACAGCAAAGTTAGCCCTACTAAATTCTAAACGGTCCACAAACTTGATACCGTTACCTTTGCGATCAACTGCCACATAGCCCTCTGGGTTACTGGCTACCAAATCTCCCGATCCGTTATCAACAAAATGTTTTGTATTGTAAACAGCATTATTGTACTTTTCAATAAAAATGTTTTTCGCTTCGAACAACAATCGGCTTACTATAAAGATATTAATGATATCTTCTCTTTTTTCGTTAAAGGCCTGCAGGGTCTGTTGAGCGTTTTGTGTTGCTCTCTGTTTTCCTTTATCGCTCTTTAGACTATCAATTTTTTTCTTGACTCTGGTGGAATACCAGTTGATGAAGCCTTCAAATGATTCTTGCGGGTTCTCAAGAAAGGCGCCAGCTTTAATTTCACTGTTTATGTAAATATTTAAAAATGCAAATGGTAAATCGTCGTAATTAATTTTTTCGTTTACTGCATCTGCTTGATTCACCAGTTCGAGTATCTTAGCTTCTTCATCATCTGTCAAAGTTACAACACCGGTGTCGTCTGTGAAAAATGCATCATCAAACCATACTCCCGGTGCTTTCTTTAGGCCAGACACATCCGCACCAAAACTAGCACCGCCATCTAAACTATTATATGTTGTATGGAATACAATACCAAACTTGGCTTGCTCGATTTGCCTTCCAAAATCTGAATCTACCGGTACTGCATACAAAATAGTATTCGGCTTGAACGTATAATGTGGTTCGCCTTCTATTTCTGTTTTGCGGATCATTCCATCGTCAAACATAAAATCGCCCTGAAGAATATTTTTAATCTTCAACGCCGGTAAGTATTGCAATGCTTTGGTTAACTTGTCAACAAGTCCCGGTGCATGCCCGTGATTTTTGATGATGTCTTCTTTTGTATAGTTTATTTTTGGTACTTTGTTGAAAATTGATTTCGTACCAACAAAGAATTTACCATTCTCAGGATTAATACCAGCAAAGATAGCAGGCGCTCCGTCCCATTTGACGGACGTTTGAACTTTAGAGGAGGTGTTACCCTTCAAAGTCTTTAAAAGCGACAGAAGGAACCCTCTAGCCTTATTATAGCCTTCTGGGCCCTGAGTTAATACCAACTCTTCAAGATGAGTAAGGTGGGTATTGGCCTTAGCCATTATTCGTCTCCTTGGGACTCTTCTAATATAGTAAGTTTTTCTTGAAGAACACCAATGTCACTATCCATCTTGCGTGCAAATCTCTTAACTTCGCGTAGATGCTGTTTAGCCAGTATCACTCGTCTTTTCTCAGAGAGTGTTCTAGGTTTAAGATTGGAAATTATTTCTTGGAGACCCTGAATATAGGTAAAGATAGACTTTTCATCTATGCTCTCATTTAAGAAATCTTTCCACGCTGTGTCTAATGACATTGGTTTTTCCTCTTTTGAATATATTAATAAAAGTTTTTATAAACTTGTTTCTGCTTTTTTAAGCTAAATTTTTAGCCCTGTAGATGTTTACGAAGGAGGTTAGCAATTGCTTCTTGCAATTCTTCTTTCTTCATATCTTCATCTTCTGCGGGCTTACCTTTTGCACGATCCTTGTCGCCTTTACCATCAACAGTATAATCAGGGACCATTTTTCCATCTGGACCTTTAACCATATTTTTTGCGGCTTCTTCGATTTCTTCCTCTTCTTCAAGAGTTTCATCTTCTTCAGTAATTTCTTCTGCCTCGTCAACAGTTTCTTCGGTCTCTTCGACCACTTCTGTTTCTTCTTCGACAGTTTCTTCAGCTTCTGTAACTTCTTCTTCGGCTTCGGCTTGCATTTCGCCCGGACCATCAAATGCTTCAAACTCTTCAAGAGTGTTGAATTTAAAACCCCATGCTTCTGAGAGAATCACTCGGATTTCTTCGTTTTTCCAATC